ATGAAGTTATTAAAGGATGCAGAGATGGTTGGTACGAAGAAAGTCTTATTGATCCACTTTTAACTTTTTATATGCATGAAGAAATGGATTTATGTGGATGTGGGGTTCCCGAGCAGACCTATGAGATAATCAGATTATATTTACATATTAGAAAAGACTGGTTTACAAAGGATATGTTATATGAAGAGGTTCTTGAAAGATATAAAAATGATCTTCACATTGACACACAAGACTCGTTACAGGCCGGTTTGCTACAATTTCTTGCTTATGTATTAGATTCACATGATTTTACAGAACATGGTGGAAGTATTGGTGGTTGTTGGCTTACAGAAGATGGTGAAAGATTATTAAAAGTTCTTGATGAATGGCACAAAAGAGAATCTCAAGAAATATAGATTTCTTGAGGATTTTTAGGAGGTAAATTATGGCTTATATAGAGAATATTGTAATAGGAAAACCAATAGCAGAACCACAACAGATATTTGCATTAGATGAAAATGATTGGAACAGAATTGAGCAGGAAAAGACTTATTATACCAGTGAAAGATTTCTTCCTAGAATTCTTGTGGAATTAGGAATTTATCCGTCAATCAGTGAGATTAGACGAAATAAGTCTAATCTTATGGTAAGTTTAGATAATGTTGATTTTATTGATAACTTGAAAGTTAGTAGAAAAAGAAGACTGTGGATTTTAGTTGGAGAATAAAATAATAGGAGGTACAGCCTATGAGGAACATTCAAATAAATGATAAAGTGATAATAAAAAGTTCTTGTAATAGTAGGGACAAACTGGATTTGTTATAGATACATATAATGTGGGTACACAGAAATATGTTATGGTTCAATTAAAGAACAGAAAACAAGGATATAACGTTTTATCAGTAGAAAAAGTTAAAAGTAAGGATAATAAAATGACAGGATTTAGTAAAGTGGCGATTGTAAATTTGGTAGATGATTGCAATAAGAAGGATTATGGATTTGCTTTATATGATAAAGATATTAATGAAATTGTTAAGTATGATACCAATCATCCGTTATATCTGGTTGTAAATGCAAGAGGGAAAGACAACAGAGTTCTTGGAACTCTAAAAGAAATTAAGACAGTCGAAGAGTATGGTAAGGGTGTGACAGCTCAGGTTGTCGGTGTAGTTAATATGAACGCATACAATGCAAGAATTGATGAGGAAAACCGTCAGAAAGAAATTGCAAAGAAGAAAGCTTCTATTGAGAAGGAGCTAAAGTCTGAGATTGAAAAGATGAATAATATTGCTTTATATAAAAAGATGGCAAAGGAGCATCCTGAAAATCCAAGACTCGCTGAACTTGTTAATGCACTAGAAGAGTTGGGAGAATAATATGGCAGGATAAGATTATATTAATATGAAAATATAGGAAGCAAAAGAGGTGCTGAAAATGAAGATTATAAGAACTGCGGAGATATATGACATAATATATAAAGTAGGAGATGTAGTGGAGTTTGAGCTTACTACTGGAGAAAAAGTTCGGATGATAGCAGTTAATCAAAAAAGAGATATGATGGAATTTTGTTTTGCAGAATGTCTGTCTGCCCGCTATCAAATGAATTCAAGAGATACGAATGAAGGCGGTTTCGAAGAGTCTCTTTTAAGGAGAATTCTTAATGAGGAAATAATACAAACTTTTCCAAGAGAAATTTATGACAAGATGGTTCCATTTGATAATGGCGATTATCTGAGTATCCCAACAGAGGAACAAATCTTTGGAAAGAACATATATGGAGAGCCTATAACGGATGACAATATAGAACAATGGGATATTATGAAGCAAACTAAGAACAGGATTGCACTTCTGGGACTCACAGGCGCTACTACTTGGTATTGGCTAAGAAATAAATCCGTGCGGTCGGCTTCCGACTTCTGCTATGTCTACTACGATGGCGGTGCGAGCTACGATGGGGCTTCTAACTCCTACGGTGTGCGCCCCTTTCTCAATTTATATAATGTAGTTTAAAATCTTGGCTCTTTAATCTCGCCACCTCGTGTGGCGAATTAAGAGCCTTTTTAGTAAAAGGAGATCAATATGAATAAAGTAATTTTAATGGGTCGTTTGACTCGTGATGCAGAAATCAAAGCAGGAGCGAATACAACTATTGCTCGATTTAACTTAGCGGTAGATAGGAGGTTCGCGAAAGATGATGATGCACAAAAGGCTGATTTTATAGGCTGTGTAGCTTTTGGTAAAACTGCTGAATTCCTTGAGCGATTCGGTCACAAGGGGATGAAGTTTGTTATAGAAGGCCGAATCCAGACTGGCAGCTATACAAACAAGGATGGACAGAAGATATACACGACAGATGTAATTACGGAGAGTGTAGAATTTGCTGAAAGTAAAGCTGCTTCACAAGCTAGCTCGAGTGCCAATTCAGAACCTATGTTTGTTCCGGCTCCGGATAATGATAATGATTTTATGAATATCCCGGATGGAATAGAGGAAGAACTTCCATTTTAAAGAGGTGCTAATATGAATGATATACCGAAGATAGGAGACACTGTACAAATACGCCAATGGGATGATATGGCTGCTGAATATGGGATTTCTTCTGGTGGTTATATATATCCAGAGTATGAGAGTGATATGACCGGGCGTAATGTCCCATTTAATCGAGAAATGAAGTCTTTATGTGGACAGACATTCATAGTTGAGAATGTAATCGGATATGTTTTGTATGGGCATACGACACAATGGACTATTACATCAAAAATGGTTGAGCTAATAGACGATAATGTAGCCGATTCGTCTGAGTTAAATAATTTTCTAAAACTGTTCGGAGGTAGATAATATGGGATATATTCCTAGTGTGGGAGAAAAGGTTCGAATTCGCCAATGGGACGATATGGCGGAGCAATATGGGGTCGATGACGTAAACATACCTTGCGGTGCCTTTTTCATGAATGATATGAGGTACCTATGCGGTGAAGAATTTACAGTAACAGCTGTGTCGAAAATAGGACGTAAAAATAGATATGGTGACGAATATTGTTTAGTAAGTGGATGCACTGCTAGATATACGATATCATCTGATATGATAGAACCTATTGATAGGGTAGATTCTCCTGACGTTGTTTTCGATTCGTCAGCTATCTCTGATTTTCTTAACAGTATGACAGTATTAGGAGAAACTAAATGAAAAGAGTGCGTTCTAAGAAAGGACGGATACGTGAATTAAGAATTGCGACCCGTTATACCGAATGGGCTTATTACAGAGAGTGCCCGGAAATGACTAATAATTATAAAAAAATACATAAGATGCCAATGAGGCATTGCTATTAGAAAGGTGATAAGTATGGATAAAATACAATATAAAGCTTATTTATCGACACTGCCGCAGTCATACCTTGTAGATTTGATGATAAGTTTGCAGGAGCAGAATGAGGCTTTGAGTAAAGCTGTAAGTGAATATAAAGCCACTCAGGCAGAAATGGCTGATATGTTTGAAAAATTTTCTAAATCATTCAGGGCTAAACTTATGCGTTACACAGTTGTAATGAGGGACATATCCAACGAAAAGACAAGAGTCGTTGAGATTCGTGCTAACGATGCTGTTGAAGCATGTAGAAAAGCAGTTGATACAGTTATAGCAAAAGACCGAAGTATTAGTAGAAATGATTTAATTATTAATGCGGTGTGTGCTGCTGATGAAAAATAGAATTAAAAGGAGGCTTTAGGATGGGATATATTCCTAGTATTGGTGAAATAGTGAGAATTCGCCAATGGGATGATATGATACAAGAGTTCGGAACTCGTGAAAACAGATTCGATGACGACGATAGAATAGTAATTCCGTGCAAGGGAACGTTTGTCCCAGAGATGAAAAAATTTTGTGGTAAAGAATACGAGGTTGCTCGTCTTAAAGACATGCTGTTTGTTGGCTATACTAGAGTCTTTTTTACTAACGGTTCAACTCAACCCTTTGTATTTTCTCCAGATATGTTGGAACCAGCAGAAAACGATGAAGAAATAGATCCTGGAAATGAAATAATAGATTTCCTTAATCTGTTTAGGGAGGTGTAAATTATGGGGTATGTTCCATTCGAAGGAGATTTGGTTCGTGTGCGCCTGTGGGATGACATGAAAAATGAATTTGGAACAGACTATGATGGTGATATAGATTGCAGAATATGCTTCTCTAGCGAAATGAGAAAATTCTGCGGTAGAGAGTTCATTGTTACTGATGTTGTACAGTCGTACCATGAAGACCTATACAAAATAGGTGGATTAACTCGTGAGTATACGATAACATCTGAGATGATAGAACCTGCGAGTATAACAGAAACCTATGAAACGCAAGAAATTGATAATTTTTTAGACACATGGAAATAAATTAAAATCTTACAATGAAGATTTATCTCTTAGAGATAGCTTCCGCTGTTAGCGAAAGTAACAATTAGATTAGGAAAATACGGGAACCAGCAAAGAAGGTGATGACGAAGTTAGGCGGATCCTCCCAGCAAACCAAATAACATCCCGGACATCCAAAGCTCAGATGAGATTGATTATCAACAACCTTTGGAATCATCAGACATGAAAATGCTGCACCGTGCTGCTAAATTCTGCAGTCCAATCCCATACGAATTCCAGTAATACATATATCAGATTGTAAGATTGAAAATAAGAATATCAGAGATATAAACTCTGACGGAGGTTCAATATGAGTAATTATATCGAGCTAGAAGACAAAATAGCTTTTCATCCCGGATATTATATTGAGGAAATAATTGAAAATAATAAACAAACACAGGAAGAATTTGCTAAAAGTCTTGACATTACCCCTGAAGATTTGGGTTTTCTAATTCGCGGCGAACGAAGTCTTGGCATGGATGTCGCAGTAAAATTGTCCAAAGTAACCGGCACAAGCGTTACTCTTTGGCTAAATTTACAGGATACTTATGATTCTTTGATAAAAGAATCTAAGAGCTAGAAAGGTAGAGTGATAAAATGGGATATAGAGATATCTATGAGTTAGCTTCGCTAAAAGGAGCTAGACAAAAATGCGATTATATTAAAGCACATAGTAGCGATGAGTGGTTTAAAAAATTTCTTTATTATGCATTCAATCCGCTAATTACATATCAAATATCAGATAAATTTATTGACAAGTTTCGAAAGGGAGAGATTGAAATCAACCCCGATACGAAGCTTGTCTTTTTTAATGATATTTTTAGTTGTTGCGAATATTTATCTAGGCTTCGAGCGGTAGATAGCGTAGCTCAAAAACAGGTAGCATTCATGCTCACAAGATTTCAGGAGGACGAAAGGAATTTATATCTTAAATTGTTGTCAAAAAATATAAGGCTAGGCATTACCTCTAAAACAATTAATAAGGTAATCCCCGACCTGATTCCTGAATGGGAAGTTCAGCAGGCTTATCCTATAGAAACAGCTACTCTTGGTGAAGACACATATATCTGGCTAACTCAGAAACTTAATGGGGCTAGAGCAACATCATATAACGGCCAGTTAATAGCAAGAAGCGGGACACCATATAAGGGGTTAGAGCATATCACAAAAATTCTCAAACCAATTTGGGACGAGGGATATATAACTGATGGCGAGCTTTTGCTCAAGGATAGAGGTGATTTGACAGACAATGAAGCGTTTAGAAAATCAACCGGTATTTTGAATTCGAATGATGAATATAAAACGGCAATTTCGTATACAATTTTTGACATTATTCCGCGTTCTGACTTCGAATCCGATAACCCTAAAGTTCTATATTCACAGCGAAGAAGCTTACTAAACAGCTTTAAAAGTCGGCTTGAGGATGATAATGGTTATGTAAAAGTCCTGCCAACTTTGTATTGTGGAACAGACCATGCACAGATTTCGAAGCTCTTAGATAAAATGGTAGCTGAGGATAAAGAGGGACTCATGTTGAATACAAATGTCCCGTATAAAAGAACACGACATAAAGGGATTCTTAAGGTTAAGAAATTCTACACAATGGATTTAGAGATAGTGGGCTTTGAAGAAGGAACAGGAAGATTACAAGGAATGCTTGGAGCTTTTATTGTTAAGTTCAAAGATAACATAGTAAAAGTTGGCTCTGGGATATTAGATGAGCAGAGGCGACAATTTTGGGATTCCCGGGAGGAATTATTTGGTTCTTTATGCGAAGTAAAGTACAAGGAAATATCCAAGGATAAGAAAACAGGGTTGGAGAGTTTACAATTTCCTATATTTGTTCGCTTAAGAAAAGATAAAACGAATGTAAGCTACGGCTAAGAAGTAGCTTATAGAAGGGAGGTGATGCTTATGTTTTGGTTCTTCTTGTTAATATTAACGATCTGCATATCAATTCTATTCGGTATGTATATGTATCTCTGTGCCGAGAATGAAATAAGAATGTTCTCGAATGCAGACAAAGAGACAGAAAACTGGATAAGGCGAATAGATGACAGAGTTAAGACAATCGAAAAGAAGATGGAGACAGAAGAATGTCAGCATTAACAATTTTAACAGTCATAGCATTAATTCTTGTGTGGTTCCTTATTTCACCGTTCTTCACAAAGATTGGGAAATTTGTAAATAAGAGCTTCAAAAATGCTTTGACAGAAGAAAATGAGGAAGAAAAGGAGACAAAAGAATGAAGAAACTTGGTGGAGTCGTAGCAGCTATTGTGCTTGTGTTAGGTGTTATTTTAACTGCAAAATCACTTGTAAAAGTACCTGCGGGTTATGTGGCAGTTCAGTATGATGCAAATGGTGGAGTAAAGGAACAGGTGCTTAATCAGGGATGGCATTTAAAAAGTCCAACTGTAAAAACCACTTTGTATACTGTAGGGCTCGAACAGTCATATCTAACTAAATCGAAGAAGGGTGATTCTCCTGATAATGACAGTTTTTCTGCAAGCTCATCAGAAGGAAAGTCTATGACTCTGGAACTCACATATACATATCAGTTTCAGCCGAACAATGTGGCTGATGTATTTACAAGATTCAAGGGGCAGAGCGGAAAAGAAGTTCGCGACAGCTTTATCAAGCCAAACGTCATTTCTTGGACAAAGGAAATTGTCGCAAATTATAAGGTATCTGATATTCTCGGTTCTGAGAGAGCTAACATCAACAGTGCAGTGTCAGATTATTTGAGTGATAAATTTGACAAGTACGGAATTACCATTAGCAACGTATCACTTATCAATATCAGTGTAGATAAGGAGACAAGAGAGGCAATTAATGCCAAAATTACTGCACAGCAGAATGCTGAGACTCAGGCAATCAATAATCAGACTGCAATCGACAAGGCAAAGGCAGATGCAGAAGTCAAGAAAACATCTGCGCAGGCGGATGCAGATGCTAAGTTAATAGCTGCGCAGGCAGAAGCAGAGTCAAATGCGAAGATTAATGGCTCAATTACAGACGGGCTCATTCGCATGAAGGAAGCAGAAGCAAGGTTAAAGCACGGATGGGTAACTGTACAAGGGTCTGACACCGTTGTTACAAAGGATGCCGATTCAAACCAGTAGAATAGTGATAGGGGAGATGTAAAATCATCTCCTCATTCTATAGGAGGAAATGCATATGCCAGATAGTGATTTAGATTTGATAAAAGGTTGCTCCGATGATGATGAAAAAAGAGAGTGTCTACACTCACTCAGTAAAGAGCGCTTAGTCGAAATGATTATTAGAATCACAAGAAAAGCTCAATAATTAGATATATTTACAACGCATAGTAGCCAGTTCAACGCAGCTGGCTACTATTTTTATAAGCCATAATGCAAATTACTGTTTTATCAGTGCTTCCGCTGTTAGCGAAAGTAACAATTAGATTACATAGAGGACTGAAGGTGATCAGTTTAGACACAGTACCCAGCCGCAGACAAGAGTCAAGAAATAACATTTGAACATTGAAACTCAATCCCCATCAGGGACATCCAAACATCTCTGCAGCAGGATATAAGACCATTCAGATTATGACTTAAAATTAATGGGAAGAGAGGTACTCAAAATGAAAGAAAATGAAATTCGCGATGGAAATATACGGCATCGTAAAAAGCAAGGCGGCATTGTTGGGAAATATCATACCCGATTAGGCTATATAACTAATATTAAAACTCGTTCGAATTCAACTACCGGATATACCGGAGTCAGTAAAAGAAGTAAAACAGGCAAGTATGAGGCATATATATCTGTCGAGGGAAAGAAAAAGTTCCTTGGTATATTTGATAATATGGAGGATGCGGTTGAAGCAAGAGAAAAAGGTGTTGATGAATACTATAGACCACTTGCCGAAATGATAAACGAAGAAATCAATCGTCAAGCCATTGGATAAGCTATAACAATACATAAATTAGAGGAGAAATTAATATGAACTTAAAAGAAGCGTTTAGATATCAAAAGTTTTTACAGGATATGCTTGATAGTGCAGTAAATAGTCTGATCATTAAGACTCACTGCATAAAGCAGACAAAGAATCATTTGCGTAATATAGTTGACGAAAAACTATCAAATTATTCAGAGGAGACTACTCCAGAAAATGAATACTTTGAGAATGATAAAGTTATAGGATTTGCGCTTAGTATAATTGAAGAAAGAGAGAAAATCTGTGCTGCAATTAAAGAGGCAAAGAATAATGCTGAACTTGATATAGATGCTGCAATCCAAATAAATATGAGTCGTCAGCACCTGATAAGAGGGCTACAGTACATGATGAATTACAAGCCTGGGCGTAGGATTGAGACTGGATATGGACAAAAGTTCAATGTAGAAGGAAATCAGACTGAGTATAAATATGATGTTGAAATCGTTGAAACAGATGCATATGACAGAAAAGAAGCTAAGGAATTGCTTAAGAAGCTTGCTTCAGAATCAGACGTCGTTTCAAATCACATTGACCGCATAAAGGTTAATACGATAGTAAATTTCACACCATCATATAATGTGAATGATACCTTCGACGACGCGATGAATGAATATCTCGCAAAGTAAAAGTAGTACCTATTAGAATTAAGCATTAGCTCTTTACTGTAGATAACAACTGTATAAATTTATATTGCAAAGCTGTTAGTTATAATGACTAATATTCGTGCGTAATGCATTTTGAATGCACCCATCAAATAAATAAAAGATTACATTGTAGGATGTAATACGCCAAGAGCCAGCGTCTAAGCTAAACATTTAATACCATATCACAAACATAACTATAACAACATTTTGCTAAACAATTAAAGCCCACATTATCCGTTAGATTTATTTGCCAAAAACTACCTGGGCTTTTCTTATTTTGGTTAATATAACAACCGTTATTTTAATGTTATTAGAAATTATTATCTGACATGAGAATTTCGAGTATTCGATTAGCTCTGCTGAGCGATTTAATGAAATCACTTGTTATCTACAGTAAAGGGCTAATGCTAGAAAGGATAAAGTATGAAAGTTAGGATTAGTAATGGTAATTCTAAGATGGGGAGGATTCCGAGTATTTCTCTGCCAGCGGGAATCACCTGCAGAAGCGACTGTGAGTGCGGAAGAAAATGCTATGCAAAAAGAATTGAAAGAATAAGGAAAAATGTGAGACAAGCATATGAGTCCAACTATAAACTGCTCAAAAATGAACCACAAACCTTTTGGAGAGAGGTCGAGGCATCTATAATGATGTCTCGATTTTTTAGATTTCATGTATCCGGGGACATCCCAAACAGAGATTATCTTATACATATGATGGAAATTGCTGAGAGAAATCCTCATTGTGAAATACTTTGCTTTACAAAGAAGTACGAAATAGTAAACAGAATATTGATTTCGCACAATATGCCACCTAATTTGCACATTATATTCAGCGCATGGCGAGGACTTGATATGGAAAACCCAAATCATCTCCCGGAAGCGCATGTGAGATATAGAGACGGGACAACAACGGCACGAGATGATGCTCTTGAATGCTCGGGTAATTGCACTGAATGTGCGATTACTGACGAAGGATGCTGGACTCTTAAGAATGGAGAACAGGTAGTGTTCAATGAACATTAAAATACGCGCAGAAATAATCCGCGCGCAAGAAAATTTAAGGAGTCACACCAACTCTAAAGGTGTAACTCAATGAGTCGGTAGTTTGGGTCTACAGCTCATCAATAATTACAATACCATTTTTAGGACAAAAATGCAATAAAAGAAGGTTAAAATAATGATTAATCTATCAAATTCGAGCACTCAAAATGCTCATATCTTAAAACACAATCTTAGCATGATAGCCCATTGGTACGAGACACATAGGGATAATAAGGCATACGAAAGGTTTAAACATGTCCCAGATTACGGAACTACGCAAAGAAGTAGGGAGGCATAATATGCAGGATTTTGTTTTTCTTTTTATTAAAATACTGTTATTTTGCTTGGTAGAAATAGTAGTGGGACATATTTTGATACATATAGAAGATAAAGAAGACTCAAAGGAGGACGATGACAATGCCGGTACATGACGATTTAGGCTGTCGCATGAAGACATTTTATGAGCAGATTCCAAAGACAAAATTGATGAGAAGGTGCCCAGTCGCTATCCGTATTGACGGAAGGGCATTTCACACATTCACAAGAGGATTTCAGAGGCCATTTGATGAAGTGTTAATTAAGTCAATGCAGGAAACAATGAAATACTTATGTGAAAATATTCAGGGTTGTGTTCTTGGTTATACACAGTCAGATGAGATTACATTGATTCTTGTTGATTATAAGAAGCTCACATCTTCAGCATGGTTTGATTATAAGGTGCAGAAAATTTGTAGTATTGCAGCAAGCATGGCTACGATGACATTTAATAAATTTTTTGAAAAGCATGTTAACGAATATAGATTTAGTAAATGGGATGGGATCTCAAAATATGAGGATGGTACACGGGGATATATTCAGACATTACTAGATGCGATTGGCAAGGGTGCAATGTTTGATGCTCGTTGTTTCAATATTCCAAAAGAAGAAGTAACAAATCTCGTATATTGGCGACAACTTGACGCTTCTCGTAATTCAATTCAGATGGTAGGTCAAGCCAATTTCTCACATAAAGAATTACAGAATAAATCATGCAATGATATTCAGGATATGCTTATGACTCAGAGAGGTATTAACTGGAATGATTTACCGACTTATCAGAAGAGAGGAAGCTGTTGTGTAAGAAACAAGATTGTTATTGAAGTTGATAGTGTCATGGCAACCGCACAGTTAAGAGATACTTCTAAATCAGAAAATGAGTGGATTATTGATACAGATATTCCAATCTTCAAAGGAGATGGAAGGGCATATATTGATAGTTTAGTATTTACTGGCGAAGATTAATAAAATCGAGGTAAGAAAATGTCATATTGGACTTATATCAATGGCACGGTAACAGTTAGCCCTATGGGTAGAACGCAGCCTGAGAAGAGATATATCCTTGAAACAGTACTAAATCATCTGCCAAGAGTAACGGGTTCTGAGGGTGACATGAATGTATATATCATTCAGAAAAATGGTTATAACAGTTCATGTTCATGTGATGAATTTGGCGAAGAGACAAATAATTTAATAGATAGATATGGGCATAAGAGTCGTAGTGGAGGATGGTTGCAAACACAGGACGAATATATCCTTGTTGTAGATGCTGCTTTAAGAGACAAAGAATTTGAACAGACTTATAGAGAATTTATGAAATGGTTTGTACGACTTTGTAAGAGAGTAAGCTGTAAAGATGTTCTTGTAGAAATCAAAGGATATGACAAGTCAACTATTATCAAGGATAGAAACATTCAGAGGAAAAAGTATTCATTTAAGAGCGTTTTTGATGGTTTGTTTGAAGATCCAAGCTGGTGCAACGATAGTAAAGATGGATACAAAGAGCCGAATTGGTGCGAATTTATGATGTACGACAGAGCAAAGAATTCCGATTATCCTATGACACTTGCTTATAAATATTTCAACGATGAAGAAAATGATAAGGAAGTTGAGAGAAGAATGAATTATAGCTAGTCGAACGATAGGTAAAATTTACTCATTTCACAATGGCAAAAGATAAGGATGGAACTTGTAATGATAAACGAACTAAATATTAATAATCAGTTAAGCGAAGTTGACGGAGTAGTAGTCGAGGCGAAAAGTATTCTAACTTCACTGAAAATAATCAAGACAGTGTGCGAGGATAATCTCCTCTGTAAAGGTTGTCCATTGGGTGACAACGAAGGGAACTGCAAAGTAAGGAGGTTAGTTCCGCGCAGTTGGCAAATAAGTGAACTTGATAGCATATGGAGGGCATTACGATGAACAATATTAAAGAAGAAAGGTTAACCGACTTGTCTATTATCATGACAATAGACCACAATGCTGCATAGATCATGATAAGCATTTCTCGAGATGTGATACTTGTGAGTTTGGAGAATAATATATTGGAGGTTAAATTATGTATCAGAATTGTTGTAAGAAATGTGGAAGTATTTCACTACATACTGAAGTAAAAGGTAATAATACAGGACTTTATTGTGATGACTGTGGCGCATGGATTAAATGGCTCGGAAAAGATGAGTTGAGAGCTTTCGAACATGCAAATAAATCAAGAGGTTTAAGAGCGACTGCAAAAGTATATGACGATGTATTTGCCAATAATTCGACAGATGACGAAAGTATTAGTGATTGTCTGGTTATTGGATTTGATAAACATAAGGGCGAACAAACTTTGATGCTTATTGGTAGAAAAGATGGAGATACATTGAATATTGTAAACATGATTAAGGATGAAAGAGCAGAAGAATTATATAAGCAACTACTTTCAACCCCAAAATCAGTTTCGCAGTAAACTAATCTTTCATTGGATTAGTAATTCAAGGAGAAGCATATATGTCTTTACTATTTTTACACATCTTATTGGTAATTCTTTATGCAGCTAATGTAATTGTCAGTAAGAATAAAGTGTCTAAATTTCTTTGGTCTTGTTTAGGACTATATTGGTTGATTCTCAGCATAATAGAAATCACAGATTGGAGAGGCTTTCAAGATGGCTTTTGATAGAGAAGGAGAAAATAAACAAATGGATAAAGAAATTGAAAATAAATTGATTGAATGGGTAAAGAATAATTATAATCCAAAGGCGTGTGGGTATACAGAAATGAGATCTTCCGGGAATGAATCCGATGTATTTTGTGATGGATATGATTGTGGTATATCAAACGCTGCATATGAAATTGGTTGCATTCTTGGTATGGAATTAAAAGAGCCTGAAGAGCAGGACTATGGCTTCTAAAACTTAAATGAATTTTTCTTTCTTGGAAGGTAATGTATAGAGATGACGGAAAAAGAAATGAAGTTAATATCCGAGAAAATCAATAAACGAGAGGGAAGAAAGTATCCACGTAGTAATCAGATTGTTGTTTGTGGATTCTTTTCTACGGATGAAGATTGGAATAATTTTGTGAATAATAATTTGAATAAGATTAAAACACAGCAAAAAGATAGAGTTACATTTGCGAATAAAGAACGATGGTATTATTTCGATTATACTGATTATTCACAAAGAGGTTTTCGATTCTACAAGATAAAAGTCTCTCGTAATATTAATCGTGAGATATTTTTAAATTGTATTTGCCCATGTTGCTCGCTATATTGCAAAGAGATTGAATGGATTTAGGAGAACAATACTATAAATGGAGGTATGATTTTATGAAATTTAAAGGTGACATTATAATAACAGATCCTTGTTACATTATCCGAAAAGATAGTAATGATTGGGATAAATGTGGATATGGAGACAATATGGAGGCTCTTGGAATTAAGAACTACCTATGTAGAGATACAATCTACGGCGACTGGTCTTGCACAACATTTAATTCTGATATGAAAGAAAAAATCGGGGAGTTCTGTGCTGACGCAGGTATGGTTGCGGTATTTTTACTTGATGAAGTACTAGCATATAATCCAGATTTTGATTGGCATAAAACAAGACCTTGGACAACGACGTATATTAAAGACTTTGATGGGGACATTGAAATAAAAGTAATTCATATAGAAGGGGTCTATGACGACGATACCGACTACCATAAGAAAGGTGATAAGTGGGAAGATAACGAAGTGAGAGTTATTGGTACTGGCAATATCAATTTCGAAACTCATCAGACCGGGTTATAAGATATTAAGAGGTAAAATTAATATGAATTTAGAATTGTGTGATTTATGTCACAAAAAAGAGCCAAATAAAAGATTTAAAATTAGGATGTCTACTAAAGGTTACTATAGAGAAACAGAATATGGCATTCGATGGTACGATTTATGGAAGCCATATGAGAAAATTTGTGTTTGTGAAGATTGTGCAGAGAAATTGTTTGGTATTAAATCAACAAAAACCAGATTGAAAGAAATAGCAGATGTATCACAGATAGCTACACTTACAGTAAATAAAGGAGAATGAATCGTATGAAGAAGAAAATTGTATATAGTTTGACTATACTATTAGCATTCATGTTCATATTGACTGGTTGTGCAAAGTGCATTAACACTGAAATGTCCACAGTTCAAGTAAGAATAACAGATGAATATTACAGAGCTGCTTATACAACAATGCATTATAATTCTGCAACTAAGACAATGATACCGCAAGTACATTCAGCAGTTTATAGAATTACTGTTGAATATGACGGTGTAGAATATAATTTCTATGACAGTGATACGTATGACAAATATTCTAATCAAATTGGAGAATATGCAAATGCAACATTAGAAATCAAGAAATATGATGATGGCACTGTGAGATACGATATTATTGATTTGCCATAGAAAACAAATAATATTACAAAACACAGTGTGGTCAAAAGTTAGACTAGGAAGTTTAAGAAAATATATAGATAGAAAATAGAAAGATAGGAATTGAAATGAAACAGAAGAAATTTATGGATATCTCACGTATTAAAGAAGATACAGAATTAACAGTAGCAAATACAGGCGGTTTCCATGTAGGTGACCATATTGTAATTCAGGAAAAAGTGGACGGTAGCAACGCCTCTATCGCGTATGACAAAGAAAACAATAAGCTAGCCGCCTTTTCGAGAAAAAATGAGCTAAGTTTTGGAAGCTCGTCACTAAATGGATTTTGGGATTGGGTACAGACGCTTAATGTAGAAGCATTTGCAAAGTATCCTGACTATGTATTTTTCGGTGAATGGCTTACAAAACATACAATTACATATAAGCCTGAGGCTTATAAAAAGTTTTACTTCTATGATGTCTATGATAAATGTACAGAATGTTATCTGCCACAGGCAACTGTCAAGAGACTTGCTGATGAGCTAGGCCTTAGATATGTCCAAACATTCTACGACGGACAGTTTATATCATGGGAACATGTTATGTCATTTATGGAGAAGTCTGATATCGCTGTAGATGTCCCTGAAGGGGTTGTATGTAAAAATCAGTCAATGTTAAATTTTCCGGATTCGAGGATGCCATTTGTGCTCAAGATTGTTAACAGCAAATTTAGAGAAGTGCAGCACGATAGGCATATAAAGAAGGAATTAGACCCGATGAAAGTAGAGGAGAAGGCTAAGGCATCCGAAATTGTGAATCAGATTGTTACAGAAAATAGGGTAAGAAAAGAACTGCTTAAGATGATTGATGAAGGAGTTCTGCCAGAGAAAATCGAGCCTACCGATATGAGAATAGTCGCTCAAAATCTCCCGAAAAGAATATATGAGGACTGCGTAAAAGAAGAGTTTGAGTCGGTTCAGGCCGCCGGAGAATTCTTTGGCAAGATGTGCAGCTCTACGGCAATGAGCCTAGCAAAACAGATAATTTTCAGAGGTAAATAGTATGGATAAAGACGAAATTAAATTAGGGCAAATTCTTTGGATTCAAGATACACACTCTAATAAAATAGTCAGTGGTCAGGTGTACGGATTTTGGGATAAATATGTGTTAGTTGCGGGGCTTGGCGCCAGCGATGGCAGTTCTTGTTTTGGTCATAATGTAGTTCACCCTTCGAGGTGCTTTAAAGACCAAAAGAGTGCCATAGAGTTCTACAAAAATGCAAAACTAAGACAGATTGCTGAATATAAAAACGAGATAAGGAATGCTTCAGATTTGATATTATTTCCGCTGAAGCATCCTTTTCATTTTGAGGAAGAAATTGTAGATGAGCAGGCGATACAAGCATATCAAGAAAGAGCCATTGAACTTGGATTTTTAGACGAAGAGATTAGCCGAAAAATGAATATGTATTTTAAGAGAGTCGAGAGATAACTATGAGTAGAAATACAACAGTTGTAGTAGAATGTGCCAATTGTGGCTCAGATTTTATAGACGGGACAGTGGGGAATCGTAGACATTCTAAATATTGTCCAAGGTGTATATGCTCTTATAACCAAGCGATTGATGACTGTTTGAAGGCCATAGAACCTTTAAGCGATTTAAAGGTGGCACGAAGATGTATTAAAGAGATGAAAGGCTAGATATCATAATAAACTGGAAGGAGATTATATGATTAAATTATTCACACACACAGATCTTGATGGTATAGGTTGTGCAGTTTTGGCAAAACTTGCATTCGGTAAAGATGTAGATATTTCATACTGCGATTACGATAACATTGATTTAAGCGTCAAGGAGTTTATTGATAGTGAAACAGAATTTGATATGTGTATTATTACAGACATCAGCGTAAATGAAGGTACAGCGAAGAGTATTGATGAAAGATTTGATAGTTTCTATTTATTAGATCACCATCCAACAGCTCTAGGACTTAATAAGTATCCTTGGTGTTCTGTAACAATTGAATATGAAGATAAGGAGCTTGGAACTATTAAAACCAGTGGAACAGAGATGTTTTATCATTGGTTAATCGAGAATGATTATTTGAAAGATTCAGATATATTAAGAAGATTTGCTGAATTAGTGAGAAATTATGACACTTGGAGATGGGCAGGACTCGGTGAGGATGGTGTTATTTGTAAGCAGGTAAATGACTTACTTGATCTGTATGGTCGAGATGATTTTATTCATTGGTGTATTTCGGAGATACGTGGTGAAATATTCCCATTATTATCTGCCAAAGATGAGGTTGTTCTAAAGATTAAGCAGGATGAAATTGATAGATATATTGAAGAAAAGAATAAAACTATGTTTACCAGTCCTATGTGCGGTAAAGTTTGCGGCTTCGTATTTGCCGACAGGTTTATTAGCGAATTAGGCAACAGCCTTTGCAAGATGCATCCAGAGATTGATTTTGTTGCGATGATAGATATTGATGGTCACACAGTCTCTTATAGAACTGTTAAAAATGATATTGATTTAGGTAAAGATGTGGCAAAATTGTTTGGTGGCGGCGGGCATCCAAAATCTGCTGGCTCAAAGTTTGACCAGAGCATTAAATTGGATGTTGTCGGGAAAATCTTTGGGAAGTGAGGTGAGTACTATGAAATATAGAGAGAAGCCACGAGTAGTCGAGGCCGTCAGATATATGATTGATGAGGTTTATCCGGACTGGTTTATAGAGATGGTTAAAAATCGCACTATTATACTTTATGACGACGGAAGCGTCTCTTGCAATACAGACGGAATGTGGCTTGGAGCCGCATATGGAGATTATATAGTTCTAGGGAAAAGCGGTGCTCCTGTTCCTATTATGAAAAAGAATTTTGAAGAAAGTCGGGAACCTATAAATGAGGAATAAATTATGAGAAGAGACCCCAATCAAAAGTTTGTAGAAGACTATATGTCTACCGTAAAGCTTAAAAGGATATATCCACTTATACATTATCATAGGTGTAGAAAGTGTGGAATGGAGTATACAAGAGAACCTATGTATTTATGCCGCCACTTTGACTGGATCTTTGGTAGAAACTGTGCATATGAATATGGTTGCCATCACTGTTTTAGTAGTAAAAGTGAATTCAAAAAATATTTAGAAGACAATCAAATAATAGAGACAGAAGAGGCATTAACTGGAGATAGCAACGAATAGTCGAAGGAAATTTTCCTTTCATTGGACAGATTGGAGGTATTATATGTCTTTTACAGTAGATTTTAGTTCAATAAGAACAGTTAGAGTTCACAAAGAACAATTTGACGCAATAGACAATAAGGCAAATGTCGTAATGATTACTTGCATTGAGGACGGAAGAGTTATTCCATTCAATAGAGCTGATAGTGAAAAAGATAAAATTGATAGATTGAACAGGAATAGTGAAGAATAACATTATGGAGGGCAAATTTAAAGGCTGTGACATAGAGTAAAACGAGGTGATTAATATTTCAGAGTTACATGATAAATTTGAAAAAATAAGTGATGCTATAAAAGTCTTAATGGTTAGTAAACAGATGGGTGCAATAGGAAAAATGATAAGTGCAACGATGGAGGCTCAAATACAAAATGAACTTGACCAAAAATATAAGGATTTAAAAGTAGAGTCACAAGGAGACTTATTTGAAGATTTACTTAAGCCAGCTAAAGAATTTGACCTTTTAGATGATTTAGCACTTGTTCCTGAATCACCAAAACAAGATATATCTACTCTTAAGAAGAGAATAAAGTATTGTAAGAATCCTATGGAGAAAAAGAAATTAGAACAGGAATTAAATGCTTTATATAAAGAGCATAAAAGAAATAGGGGATAAATACATGAGAACAGAGAATATAAAAGTAACATTTAAAATTCCAATTCCAGTTGATAAACCTGACTTGAACGGTGTCATATATTCCAAAGAAGCAATTAGAAATGCTTATAAAAATGTAAAGGATATTCCAATTGAAATACCATGCAATGATGGCGGTTTCTTCCTATTGGAGTAGCACAAGAAGTTGAATTAATTGAAGATGAAAATGGCATGTATCTTACAGGCGTTGGTCTTGTTTGGCATGGTGGTACAGAAGAAAGCGTTGAGATGGTTAATGATAAGGTCACAAGTTTTCATGTGCGCGGCATTGGAATTGCAAAAGAGTAGGAGAATAACTATGAGAAAAATGGCTGTATCTATGGAATATGCGAAGCAAAAGTAGCGGAGAAGATTGGAGATGTGGATATGTATCAAGAATTAAAAGGTAATGAAAATTTTTCAGATAAATATGCAACATGGATTATAGCATATTGTTTAGATACAGATTCATTTTTTGTAACGAATCAAAGACACTTCTTTTGGGAATATGATGATGAATTCCAATGCGAAAACGATGCAATTAATTATTTCAGAAACCATTTGAATGAGTTTAGAAATGCTAGAAAAGAAATATTGAGTCATTGTGGTGGATGGAGCATTGATAAGGATTTATTTTTAGAAAACACGAAAGAAAGGTTCCAAATGCAAATAGGAGAATAACACGGAGAAGCAAAATGAGATTAATTAATGCAGACAAGTTGAGTTTTCATTGCAACTATGGAGGTGATTGTTCGGGAGATATATCACACTGTCAAGAGTGCAGTAATTATGTGTTAGATTATAGAGATATAAAAGACCAACCAACAGCTTATGATATTGATGGCGTTGTAGAACAATTAAAACGATGTTATGAAACCGTAAGAAGCACTAGCGTTGACTATGCTGAAGACTTAAAAGATGCATATGAAAAAGCTATTGGCATTGTGAAAGCAGGTGGAACATGTCGATAATTGTGAGGTGATGGAGTGAAATATATAGAACGAAAAGATTATAACAAGGTGATAACAGTTAAACTTGTGATTCCGGGTGGTTGTAATGCGAAATGTCCGTTTTGTTACAATAAAGATAAAGATATGTCATGTGATAAACAACAATTTTTAGATAACTTCATTGAGTCGCTTGATGATATTATAACAAGGATAGGTGATAAAAATCCTATATCAGTTGATATAACTGGCGGTGAACCTACATTAGATTCTGAATATTTATCAAAAGTATTTATCAAACTGAAAGAGTTCAATATTAAATCAAAGGTTCTTAGAGTGACTATGACAACAAATGGTACTCATCTAAAAGAAGTAATCTCATATATGAAAGATGTTGTTGACTATGTAAATATTTCAATTCACGATTGGCGACCATTAAGAAGAAAAGAAATACTTGGATTTTGTTTCAATGGAATTGACTATAAGGATATGATTCAGCAACTTAACGATATTGGAATTACAGTATCAGCGTGTGCAGTTATATTTAAGAAAATTCCAAACTTTGTAAAGTGGAGAGATTTCTTCATTGATTGGGCGAAAGATGTAGGGTTTATTGCGGTAAGATTTAGATGTGATGTTTTCTGGAATGATTCTGATGTATTTGATTCCTATTTAATAGAGTCGATGAGTGAGACTGATAAATTTGATGTTATAGATTATGAAAACACAACGGATTCTCATTGGTGTAGACTTCGCAGAAAAGATAAGATGAGGGTATTTTTCTTACATGGTGTTTTAGACACCTCAATCAAGACAAAAGGTATCGAATATGTAATAGACACTGATGGTCATTGTTATTGCGATTATTACAGAAGGACAAAAGTAGAAGATTATCAATATGAAGTTGGAAAGATTTATGATGCAGTGAGTGATTAAATAGAGAATAAATATTTGTGAGGTAATTGATTTTTGAATAGAAAAGAATTGTTAGAAAAAGTAAGGAATTGCACTCCAAACTTAGGATGGGATTACGAATATCCTGAATTGTTTGGGAAATATGGTTTTACGGCTTGTGGAATATGTGATACATGGATTTGGTTTGATGAAAATAATATTTCAGATAAAGCTAGAGAAAAGGGATTAAAACCTTTAACTTATGCGTCTGATGAAGAATTATTGGAAATGTGGGGTATGTGTTCATCGTACTGGCTTGAGCAATACGAAAAGTGGTGTGAAGATTCAGAGGAAAAATCGTCTAAGCTGGATCATTTTATTGGTAAGTGCGAAAGAAATTATTTTGGTTATGATGAAGATGGATATACAGATAAAACAATAGATAGGATATTCAATAATATATTCACGATACTTGACGTATGGAAATCTAAAAGGAGAATAATTAAATGACTTGCAAATATCCAGTAAATAGTAGAAGTTATAAGTTTTGTTTAGGCTGTAGTGATATAGATTGTTGTGAAGACGCAGTTACTCCCATCATTTCTATGCCAGAAGTTCACTCACCAAAGGATGTTATTCCGTCTGCATCAGAAGCAAATAAGATGACAAACAATGTAATTGATAGTTGCACGACGCAGTAATTAGCAGAGTTATCAAAATTGATTAGAGATGCGATTGCAGATGGCAAATTTTCAATCAGTGAAGATGGTTGTTTAAAACCTGAAACACGAAAGAAACTAGAGGAACTTGGTTATAAGATTGAAACTGGCAATCAATACAATGAACCATATTACAGTATCAGTTGGAGATAAACGAAGTAAAGGAGATTTTAAAATGATGAATTTTGGACAGGCAATTGAAGCATTAAAAAATGGTAAGAAAGTAGCAAGAGTTGGATGGAATGGTAATGGTATGTTTTTGTATTATGTCCCAGTCGGTGCATATGCTCCTTGTACAGAAATTGCAGCAAGTCTTGTCAATGAGAACGGACTGGTGGAATACGGAGCATATATCGCTATGAAAACTTCACAAGGAAATGTAGTTCCTTGGCTTCCAAGTCAGACAGACATGCTTTCAGAAGATTGGAACTTGATAGAGTAGAAAATACATACTATATAATGGTGGCATTTAGAGTGAAATGAGGTGGTATAAATGTTAAGGCCAGCAATTTTATATGCAGAGCAAATAACAGAAGGATTTCAAAAGCTTTTATACACAGATACAATGTATCTTGAAACCGGTTATGCCGGAGAACAGTATGTTCCAGATGTAACTGAAGTACCGGAGGGTGGTCGTTTTAACTATGCAATTGTAGATAGCAACGATGAGGTTATAGGCTTTATATCATATGATGTCGATTATTACATATCAAAAGCATATAACTTCGGGCTCATTTCTTTTGATAGAGGAAATCCTCTTGTCGGTAAAGATTTGTTCTCTAAGATGGAAGAGCTTGTTAATATTTTTCATAGAGTTGAATGGAGAATGGTCGGAGGCAATCCAGTTGAACGTTCTTATGATAAGTTTTGTAAAATGCATAATGGGACGAAGCATATTCTTAAGGATGCTTTAAAAGATAATTATGGGAAATATAGGGATGATGTTATATACGAAATAGTAAAGGAGCAATAAATATGAATATGAAATCTTTTACTGCGGATATGACGAGGAAAAATTGTGATGGGTATGAAGCTCTGCTTGAGAAAAGACGTTATAATTATCTTAGGAAGTTACAGAAAGATATAGAAACAGCTTCGTCCAAAGGAAAGTACATCATCCCTACACTTGGAACTAAAGATGAGGAATTTATCACGTCACTATCTATGGCCTTAACGGCAATATATGGCTTACACAGAGAAGAATCGCATAGACATATTTCTGTTATTCCTTCAGTAAGGTATGATCCAGAAGAATTTGCAGAGTCGCGCGAGCTTGATGCATTCATAAAGGAATTTGACCGGAGGACATGACTATGGCAGATGTAATTAAGATATCGGAAACGAAGACATCTCAGATAATTGATATTAATGCGTTGCGCAGGAACAAGAATAAGACAGTAATAGGTCTAATTGCTCCAGCAACCGAAGACGTTGATTATGAAATAGCCGTAGATCATTCGGCTGAGCCTATCAAGAGTTTAGATGATATTTATCGGATTTCCGAATACCTTGTATCTAATAAGAGATACAGAGATAATATGTTATTTATAGTTGGCATTAATTTTGGTTTGAGAGTGAGTGATTTGAAAGCACTTAGATTTTCGAACTTGATTAATGCCAATTTTACGTTCAGAAATAATTTCCCGGTTTTTGAAAAGAAAACAAGGAATACAAGAAAGCGCAAGAAGAACAGATATATAACAATTAATACGGCTGTAATCGAAGCAGTAACGCTATATTTAGAGAATACTCCCGGGGTGACATTAAGTGATTATATGTTTAGAAGCGAATCTAATAGAGGAAAATCAAGCAATAAACCTTTATCAAATATGTCGATTGATAGGATTTTGAAAGGCATAGCAAATGATTTACATCTTAATATAAGAATGTCATCTCATACATTGAGAAAAACATTTTGCTATCATCAGATGGTTATGTCTCATAACGATAGCCGCAAGCTCCTATTGTTACAAAAAATACTCAATCATTCATCTCCTGCGCAGACGCTGGATTATATAGGAATCACATCAGAAGAGATAGAGGAAGCTTATAAGAATCTTAATCTCGGCGCGAAACATTCAAACTATTTGATAGATAGCGATTTATGCGAGTCAGAGGAAAGGATAGGATAGTATGAGCGATACAAACGATAAACTATTAGAAGTTGTAACTATGCCGTGTCCAATATGCGGGTTGGTTCACGGCGTAGAAAAACATATTTGCACAGGAGTTATATCTATAAAAGGTGTGAGAATTGAGTACCCCGAGGAGTACTTTAGGTGCAATAACCCTGATTTTTCTGATGATGAAAATATATTTGAATCAGGGGAGATGTTAAATAACAATCTCGCGAGAGCAAGAGCGCAGTACAAATTGAGAAAATAGAAAGTGAAATGGAGGAAAATATGAATTTTTTTATTTCAGATACGCATTTTGGTCACAAAAATTGTATGGCATTTGATAACAGACCATTTGCAACAGTCGAAGAATGTGACGCTACAATTATTAATAACTGGAACAAGGCAGTGAGTTATAATGATGATGTCTATCTCTTAGGCGATATGAGCTGGTATAACGCAACAAAAACGCTTAAGATTCTTAATAATTTGAATGGCAATATTCATTTGATTAAGGGAAACCACGACGATAAGATTCTTCACAATAGAGAAATTGTGAATAGACTGTGTGAAATTACAGACTATAAGGAACTTTATTTGGATAAAAATAAAGGAGTAGTTCTTTGCCACTATCCAATACCGTGTTTTAAAAACCATTTTAGAGGTTGGTATCATCTGTATGGGCATGTACACGTATCATTTGAAGAAAATATGATACAGAATTTCAAACTTCAGATGGAAGAGCTACATGAGGTTCCTCTAAAGATGGCAAACGTAGGATGTATGATGCCGAGAATTAATTATACTCCTAGAACGTTAGAGGAAATATTTGAAATTACCGAAGGGTAGGAAAGGAGAAACTATGATTTATCTTGATAATGCAGCTACGACCCAGATTCGCAAAGAAGTATTAGATGCAATGCATCCATATTTGACGAAGTTTTATGGAAATGCAGGTGGTAACTATTCTCTGGGTCAAATCTCCAAAAAGGCTCTCGGAGTAGCAAGGAGTCAAGTTGCAAATATGATAGGAGCTAACCCCGACCAGATTGTATTTACATCCGGTGGAAGTGAGGGAAATAATATGGTGTTCTCTCTGGGAATGAGAAATGAATTAATAAAGAAAGGCAAGACTCATATTATTATCTCGGCCGGAGAGCACGATTCGATCTTCAGAGCCGCGCTAGCTATGATTGGAGCAGAACATAACGGTGAGACCGACTTAATTGGATGTGGAACTTATTCAGCAAGTGAAGTAACAACGGAGGGTAAAGATGAAATAAAAGAGCAGTTTTATTTATATATTGCGCCACTTTTACCGTCAGGAGTCGTTGACTATCAATGGGTTAGGAACAAGATTAAAAATGATGATAAGTTAGGATTAGTATCAATTATGCATACTAACAACGAAACCGGAGCAATTAATCCAGTCTCTGAGATAGGGAAGCTGTGCCGCGAAAATAGTGTGATTTTTCATACAGATTGTGTTCAGGCTATCGGAGCTGAGCTTGTAGACGTTAGGTCGATTGAGTGCGATTACTTAACAGCTTCAGGACATAAATTTCACGCTCCAAAAGGCACTGGGTTTATTTATGTTAGGGAGCCAGACAAAGCATATCCGCTGATTTATGGTGGACTGTATCAGGAAAATGGTCTTAGAGGTGGCACAGAGAATATTGCCGGGATAGTAGGACTTGGTAAAGCCTGTGAATTGGTTACGAGGAATCTAGTCGATGACATGGTTTCAATTCGTGCTCTTAAAAAAACTTTTTATGAGACTTTAATGAAATCACTTAAAGTTCAAGGGCTTGATAAAATTGTCAAAATTAATGGCAGCAATGTTTCATCTCAAAGTAAATCTTTGAATTTAAGATTTGAAAGTATTGACGGGGAAACATTGGTTATTTTAGCGGATGCCAAAGGACTCTGTATTTCTGCAGGCTCTGCTTGCCATTCTGCAAATTCTAATCCAAGTAGAGTATTGATTGCAATGGGACTTGAGCCGGATCAGGCCAGAGATTCAGTAAGGATTTCGTTTTCGTCATTGAATTCACTCGATGAAGCAAAAGAAGCTGGCATTATTCTTGCAAATTGTGTTTACACACTAGCTAATTATAAGGAGGAAATTTATGCAGAAGAAACTCAAAGCTGAGTATAGTGATATAATTGCTCTGGAAAACGTTGACTATGAAAGATTACCGACACTCACTTTCCGCAATCTCTTAGATAATGTACAGATAGGGTGTTATGTAGAGGCAGAGTCTACAAAGCAGGCTGGTAGGGTTGCTTCTGTAATTCGTAATATGAAAGGTATCCCTGTCTGTCTTAAAGTCTATACAGCCGAAGGAGAAAGAGATTTTATTTCCGTGGACAGAGTTAGTATGTGGGAGCCATACGATACATATATTCCAAATGAAACATACGATGAAAACTTCAAGGAGAGTTTTCAGTAGTATGCGGATAAACTATATGATATAATTTAACAGAAGGAGGAATGACATGGGAAAATTATATTCAGACAAAAACGAATTATGGATAGAGGAGAGGATAAAAGAATTTATAGATTCTCACCCAACATTGGAGATTGACGAGAAAAGAATACGACATTTTCTTTTTAGTTATTTATTATTAAAAGAAAATGTTAGTGGTAAGGACGTAGTTATAGGATATAATTTCGATGAGCCTACAAGCACATCGGGATGTATCACAATATCCGGCAAGACTGTAAAATTTTCCGGTGGAGCATTTAGCATTACAGCTAGATATGCTACTAATTTTGAAGTTTATCCTAGGGTAAACGGAACTTTACGTATGAATTTTACATTTTATAAGTTAGCGAGTAGGAAAGGAGGAGAAAATGAGTAGGGTAAATTGTTATGATACATTATCTGTAATTTTAGACAAGGCAACAAAAAAGTTTGAGGAAAGTGGATTAACGCTTGATGAGTCAAGAAGGGATACTCTAAAATCATACTGTGAAGCAATCGACTCGATTATAGACGAGTTTGATGCTGAATCGTTAGAAGTTGAAGTCAATGAACGCAACGCTGAAGTAGAGATTACTATAGAGCTTAGCGATATGGTGATAGAAGATAGTAAGCATATTATATATCAGCTATTTGAAAGGGCTATCAAATTTGAATTTTCGAGTGTTAACGATTCTCTGTTTTCTGTTAAATTCATTTTCCCGAGCATATGGATACAGTAGGAGAGAAATATGAATAAGAAGAGAAGAGGTAATTTGAAACAAGCTCTTGATTTGATTAATACAGCCGGTGATATTATTCAAAATGCGTTGTACGAGGAACAAGATTGCTTAGATAATCTTCCCGAGAACCTAATGGAAAGCGACAGGTATAGTAAGATGGAAAGCGCTGTTGACGAGCTAGAACAAGCTATTGATTATATAGAGAATATAAGAAGCAGTGTTGAAGAAGCTTTACGATAGGAGGTGATTCTATGTGGAGCTTATTTTTCGTTATATTTGTTGGAGGTTTTTGGCTGTTCAAAATTATTGATGATAAGGCCGAGACCGAATGTCATCAAAAAGAAGTCATAAAAGTAACTGAGATAAGAAATGAACTCAAAGCTCCGATATCCTTAGAGAATGATATATCTGCATATTTGAGAGATGAAGTACTCCGAATGGAATCGTTACGTCAAATTTCAGCAGAGCTAAAAGAAATATACGGGGAAAATTGGATTTCTGAATTTAGAGGCACTTACTCGGAAGATCATTATTGGATGGCTGACCCTTGGTCGATAGCTTTCCATTTAATTTTAGCTAAGAAAGGTCTATTGCCATCAATATATTCTTATAAGCTTGGATATAAAAGTGAACAACTAAGAAAAATACAGATACACACATGCCATATTATAGAGAATTTAATGAGACAAAAACATCCAACTCTTGATTTGAAACTAGTCTTTGTGCCGGGAATGACATACAGCGGATATGGCAAAAATATACACAAGATTTATTATGAGGAAGTGTATCGGGGAAAGCTGATTTGGAATTTTGAAGTAACTAGCGGGATGGAACCTGACGTTAGAGAGTTTGATTTTTGGTAAATTTTACCATTGTTAAAATATGGATTGACATAATAGGTATAGAGTGCTAAAATTTTTTATGTTAAGAACAAACGTTTGTTAAAAGAGAGATAGCCGTGGCAACAAACCAAACAATGATACCACGGCTGTCAACCATGCAGTGAACCAAACACTACAAAAATTAAGCCTATACACAACCAATAATATAGACCAACAGTAGTATATCATTCACTGTATATAAAGTCAATATAAGGAGTGATGTATTATGAACAGAAAGAGAAAATATTCTTTCTATGATTTTACTAAGTTAATAGAGAAGAATCCTTGTATATCTTATGCTTTATGCGGTCGAGTAAATAAGGGAACTTTGAATATTAACTTTGCATTCAAGAGAATGATTCCATTCTTCAGTCCGAATGCTTTGGCATTATGCAATTTCGATAATGCCTGCCCGGGGATTACTATTGAAAGAATTAAATATACATATGTAGAAAAAACTGAAAGTGGAATGGTAATTGATATTATTTGCGGTAATATACAAAATGATATTGATAATCAAGACTATAAGATTTTTGCTATTATTTAGTCAAAAATATATATAGAATTAGCTTGACATTCTATTCTTCCTGTGATATTTTATAGTTGTAAAAAGACAGAAGCAATTATATTGCAGGAAGGAGCGGCTATGACGAGAAGAGATAATAGCAGGAGTAACCCGAAAATTGGTGAAATATATTTGGTAGCATTTGATGGTATAGGTAGTGAACAACATGGAATTCGTCCGGCGATGATTTTCCAAAATAATCTCGGGAATCAGCATAGCCCGAACCTAGTTGTCTTACCTTTGACCAGCGCAATTAAAAAGAAAAACCAGCCAACACATGTATTTATATCTAAAGAAGTTGGTTTAAAGAAGGACTCGATGGTATTATGTGAAAATCCGGTTTGTATTTCACGTCAGAGAATGGGAGAGTATCTTTTGACCCTTCCTGCAGAATATCTTGAGAAGGTTACTATCGCTAACTTATTAGCTTCATCAGCACTGGCTTTCTTAAGCCCAGAAGTACTAATGAGTGTTTGGAAGAGAGCTTCTATGCTAAACAAATAGTTGGATAGGAGGTCAATATGTATAATGAAGATTTAAAACGTCGATTCTTCCAAGAAAAGATAAACTCGCAACCTTGGAAAATAACAAAAAGCGAAGCGGTATTTTCAGCTTTTGAACCTTATGAAGAAGAATGGAAATCAGATTTATGCACAAAGAATTCAGAGGAGCTGCAACCAATTTTAGATAAAACCATAGGATTTAGAAGCCAAGGTGTTAATGCTACGGTTCTCGTCCTTAAAGAATATATTAATTGGTGCATATCAGAAGGCGTCCCACATGCTAATCCAAAAGCACTTAATCTCTCATGCAAAGGTGTAGAGCAAATGAGGGAAAAGACAGTGGCTAGTCCATTGCATCTACAGCAATATTTAGATGCAATATGTGAGCCCGAGGATAAAAAGGCCACGGATAACACATACAGATGCTACTACTGGTTAGCATATGGTGGTATGGATGAAGAAGATATTTTGCGAGTAAAGACAAGCGATGTCGATTTTAGAAACATGATAGTTAAATATCCGCAAAAAAATACTGTAATTACGATTTATCCAGAAGCATTGGAGGCATTTCACAATTGTGTCGAATTATCAAGCTTTAATTATATCCATAGCAACTACACAAAAGAAGTCTTTAAACCAAGAGTAGACGGGGATCTTTTGATAAGAGGGGTCAGCGCTCAACCGGCATTGGCAACCCTTAGAGTCGAGATGTCTAGGAGAGCAAAAGTAAATAGGGATAAGACACCTCTTAAGCTTAGTTGTTATAGAGTAAAGCTATCTGGTTTATTCTATAGGATGTACGAAAGAGAAGTAATTGGGGTTTTACCTAATTTTGAGTCAATCGTAGAAGACTCATACAAAAATGAACACCCTCAAGATAAAGCCGAAACAAAAGCTTTGAACAAGAAGAAAAGCATGGCTATAAAAGGGTATAGAGATGATTATGACAGGTGGAAACTCGCTTGGCATTAACATCAAATTTAAAGGTCTGTTGTCACAGGCTTTTAAATACATACTATCAAGCTAAATTGATATAGATTAATTATTATAGGGCTATCGCCAAGTGGTAAGGCACAGGATTTTGATTCCTGCATTCGTTGGTTCGAATCCAACTAGCTCTGCTCGGACAAAATTGTCCAAATAAGATGAAAGGAGGATATACATATGGCAAGAGCAGCAAAGGTTGATACTATCGAGCGCTCCAAGCTTAGTCTTAACAAATGCATGGCACAGTCAAATAACACAGTTAGTGTTGTGACAAATGCAATCGAGAGTTTACAGACAATCAATTCAAGCATCGACGCAGAAATCGCAAAGGTAGAAGAGTATGAGAGTCAGCTCGCAGAAATTAAGAATGGTCTTGTAGCGACAAAAACTCAGAACGAGACAGTCGTAAAGAATTTTAACAGCTTAATTGGAAAGTAAGGAGAGTTCGATGGAAAATCAATTAAATTTAGTACAGAAACTCGCTAAAATCAGAGCGATTTCTGACGCAGTATCAAAGGATAAGAGAGGATACAACTATAAATACGCTGATATAACAAGCATTTTAGCAAAGGTTACAGCAGGTATGAAGAAGTATAATGTTTCTCTTATGCCGGGAATTGTTCCGGGGACAGCGGATGTACAGCAGTCAACTATCGTAAATACAAAATTCGATAAGACCGGTAAGCCTTATGAACAGACATCGACAGAGATGCTGGTAAAGGCAGATATGGTGTTTAAATGGGTTAATGATGATGACCCAAATGATTACATTGATGTTCCGTGGGTAGTTACAGGTTCTCAGAGCGACCCTTCTCAGGCATTAGGCTCAGGACTTACATATTGTACAAGATATTTTCTTTGCAATTTCTTCCAGATAGCCCAGCCGGAAACAGATGTAGATGAGTACAGAAGTAAACAGAAAGAAGCAGAGAAATCCGAAGATAAGGCGATAGCCGAAGATATAATCGGAGAGTTTGACAAAGTAGTCAGACAGTTTTTATCTGACAATCCAGATCAGTCAGATGAGGTTAAAAAGTTTATTAGCAAATATGCTAAGGGCGGAAATTATTTTGCAATAAAGGAACCAGCCCTTGCTTCAAATTTACTAAGCAGCTTCAATGAGAAGTTCATTAAAAAATAAGAAAATTTAAGGAGATACATCAAATGGGTTTTAGAAATGGTGCTTACGCTACAATTTGGGAAGTTAAGCCAGTAAGCGATACAAATACAAAGGCAAGGATTTCGGTCAGCAGAAAGAATAAGCAGACAGGTCAGTACGAGACAGATTTTTCTGGATTCGTTGAGTTTATCGGAACTGCTGCTGCAAGTAAAGCCTTAACTCTTAAAGAGAAAGATAGAATTAAACTTGGAGACGTAGATGTTTCCAATAAATATGTGAAAGAAAAGAACGTCACATACACCAACTTCAAGATTTTCAGTTTTGAAGACGCTCAGAGCGGTTCCGGTTCCGGTGGTAGTAACGGATATTCTGGAGAGCCAAGAGCCGATATTGGTGACGGAATAATTGATGAGGACAGACTTCCTTTCTAGGAGTTAGATGGAAGAAATTAGTTACCGCCCATTAATTGAAACGATGGTCTGGAGCTATAGCAGACTTGAGATTTTTGACGATTGCCCTTATAGATGGTTTTTGTCATATATACATACACCAAAGATGCATAAAGAAGAGAAGTTTTATGCGGCATACGGATTACTAATGCACGATTTGTTAGAGAAGTTTTATAAGGGTCAGATATCCAAAGACGAGATGATGATAAGCTATCTAACTCGATTCGTAAAAGAGACAGATGTAGCGGGGAAACCTAGATCATCAATAGTCGAAAGCTACTTCAAGAGTGGCAAAGAATATATCAGTAATATAAAGCCGTTGCCGTATGAGACTGTCTCAGTCGAAGAGACATTCAACTTTAATATAGAAGGAATCCCATTTACAGGCAGGATAGATTATATCGGACTAGAAGACGGAGAGTATGTAATCGTAGATAATAAGTCAAGAAATCTAAAGCCGAGAAGCAAGAGGAAAAATCCTACTGTTAAAGATAAAGAACTCGATACAATGCTGAGACAGCTCTATATATACGCTGAGGCCGTCCGTCAAAAATATGGGAAACTACCAAAAAAACTATGTTTTAATTGTTTTAAAAATGGAAAATATATCGAAGAGCCATTTAATGAAGACACATTTCACGAAACCCTTTCTTGGGTAAAGAATAAAGTCGAAGAAATATCAGGCGCAGATGACTTTTATCCAAATGTAGAATTCTTTTCATGTCGTTACTTATGTGGATACAGCTACGATTGCTGCTATACACAGGCCAGCGAAAGGAAAGGAGGATATTAATGAGCACTGTAGATGATATTAACAGTCTCGAAAGCGAAGCTGGCATTATAGCTTCGCTGATTCACAAACCGGAATTCATATTTTATTCCGAAGATTTATTACCAAACCACTTTACAAATAAAGAAAATCGTTGCGTATATACAGCTATTCAAAGTCTAGTTGAAAAGGGAATTATGACCATAGACCCGTACAACATTATTGAGAGCTTAAATTCATCAGAAGCTACTAGAGGTTTTGCACAAGATATTTCAATTGAGCAGCTCAATGAACTGGTGGAAATGAGCGATGTGTTGGCTAGAAATACAATAGCTGAATACAAAATGCTTGTAAAAAATGTACTCGATGCAGCATTCAGAAGAGATACATTTCAAAAGCTAAAAGAGTGCCAAGCTCTTTGCTACGACAGAACACAGGAAAACGTCATGGAGAAGATTTACAATAACATCGACGATGTAATGACAGAATTTTCAACCACGAACGATGTCCCGGCATATAAGGATGTCATAGACGGATGCTGGGAAGAAATTAAGTCGCGACAGAACAATGGTTACTCAGGAATCAAATTCAAGTTTGATGCGCTAAACGACTACGCAACAATAGAACCGGGAGAGCTATTTATTTTTGCAGCAGAGGCAAAACAGGGAAAATCAATGATGCTCCTGAACTGTGCAGTCGATTTGCTGCGACAAGATAAAGCTGTGCTTTACTTAGATAGTGAGCTCAACACAAGGCTTTTCACAGCGAGAATACTAGCTCATATTGCTAAAGTAGAGTATAAGCGGTTAACGGCAGGAGCCTATGACAATGAAGAGGCAGAGCGAATAAATGAGGCTCTCGAATGGTTAAAATCTAAAAAGTTCACACATCTATATATACCAATGTTTGACCAACAGACAATCTATACGGCCGTCAAAAAGGTTCAGCATACACAAGGTTTAGATGTACTGATAGTGGATTATTTCAAAGGCTCTGGAGATGGGGACGCCTTTGACAGTTATCAGGAACTTGGAAGATTTGTCGATATGGTCAAAAACAGAATTTGCGGAGAGATGGGAATCGCAGGCATAGGAGCAGCCCAAGCAACCGCAACAGGGAAAGTAGCAGATTCGGCAAAGATAGGAAGAAACGCAAGCACAATAGCAATTATTCAAGATAAGACCCCAGAAGAGGTTGACTTGGACGGTGCTGAATGCGGAAATAAAAAGCTACGAGTAATACTTAATAGAAATGGTATGCAACATGCGGCTGGGGAATACATAGATTTACAGTTCAATGGAAACTTAATTTCATATGAACAAGCGAAACAGCATATCCCAGTCGCCCCTTATTAGCATATCGACCTAAATACATATAGAAAGGAGTCAAGGTGTGGACTTAGAAGAATTAATAAACTCCATAGATATTGTGGAATATATATCACAATTCGTTGACTTAGAAGAAAAGAATGGAGAATACTGGGGGCTTAGCCCTTTTTCGGACGAGAAAACACCTTCTTTCTCTGTTCGACGAGAGAATAATACATTCTATTGTTTCTCAAGTGGTATTGGAGGGAACGTGTTTACGTTTACAAAATACTATTTTAAGTGTACTGCGAAGCAAGCAATAGACAAGCTCTTAGAATATATCGGTGCAGACGGGAAAGAGCTTACTTCTTTCAAAAAAATGAGCACAGTAATGATGTGCAAGAAATTTATGAAGCAAAAGAAGAAACCGAAGGAAAATTCGACCAAGAAATATCCAAACGACTGCATGAACAGATACGAAGAGCGCGAAGATAAGCTTGCAGTATGGGAATCAGAAGGAATTTCTCGCGAAACATTACAAGAGTTTCAAGTAAAATACGATGCTTTTTCGAACAGATTAATGTACCCAATACGAAACCTTAACGGAGATATTGTAAATATCGGCGGAAGAACACTTGCTCATGATTGGAAGGAACGGAAAATGCGTAAGTATACATATCTGTCCTCCTGGGGAGAAATGAGTGTTATCTATGGATTGTTTGAGAATATGCAATACATATTGGAAAAACATGAAATCATTTTATTCGAGGGTTGCAAATCAGTTCTTATAACCCATACATGGGGAAGAAAGAATTGTGGAGCGTTGCTGACATCACACTGTAATCCGGCTCAAATGAAGATACTTGCTTGGCTAGGAGTACGTGTTGTGTTTGCCCTCGACAAGGAGATTGATATTCGTAGAGATCATAATATAAATAAGCTGAGGCAGTATGTAAACATCGAATATCTCTGCGATAAAGACAATTTGCTATCAGAGAAAGATGCCCCAGTAGATAAAGGAGAGGAGGTTTTTGATGTCCTTTACAATTCCAGAATCCCTTGGAAATAAACTTAACGAAGAAATCTCTTGGATTAAAGAGAGGACAGCTCCGGACATGCCTCTTGATAGATTTGTAAATGGGGTATTTAAGAAGGAGGCTTAGATGGGAAATCAAAATTATTATGAAATGTACCACTGTCATACAGAGCTAAGCTTACTAGATAGCGTAACAAAATATCAAGAGTATGTTGATTTAGCTGTTGCAAATGGACAGAAGACGCTATCAATTACAGAACATGGTAAGCCTAGGAACTGGACTGAAAAATGGGCGGCCTGTAAAAAAGCTGGATTAAGATACATACATTCCGTAGAAATCTATCTCACAGAGCAATTAGAGCCAAAGGTAAGAGATAATTATCATACAGTCCTCATGGCGAGAAATATGGCAGGAGTACTTGAGCTGAATAAACTTATATCACTATCATGTGATAAGGCTCATACATATTACACGAACAGAATTACATTCGATGAGTTTCTTAATATATCGGATAATATCATTTCAACGAGTGCTTGTTTAGCTTCACCGCTTAATAAATTATCTCCAAATCATCCAAGATATAAGGAACTCGCAAAGAAATATGACTTTTTTGAAGTTCAGCCGCACAATCACCCCGATCAGATTGCGTTTAATAAAAGGCTTCTTCAACTTTCAGAGGAGTTTGGAACTCCACTGATTGCCGGAACTGATACACACAGTTCCACAAAGTACAAAGCTGAGTGCAGAGATATGCTTATAGCATTCAAAGGTAAAACTTATGATGATGAGGATACTTTCGATTTAACATACAAGACATACGATGAACTTGTAGAGATGTTTAGGGTTCAGAATGCACTGCCAGAGAGCGAATATATGCAAGCCATTATGAATACTCATCAGTTATACGACCTTACAGAGGATATCGAGCTTGATACAACAATTAAATATCCAATATTGTATGGCTCAAGAGAAGCTGATTCACAAAAATTCGAGGAAACAGTTCAAACTAAATTCCAAGATAAACTAGACAAAGGAATAATTACCGAAGAGCAGAAACCAGCATTTGAATCAAATATTAAAGAGGAAATGCGAGTATTCAAGAAGCTCAAGATGGACGGGTTTATGTTATCTATGAGTGAATTAATCTCGTGGTGTAAGTCAGAAGGAATGGCCATAGGCACTGCTAGAGGCTCAGTAGGCGGTTCTAGGGTAGCTTATGTAACCGATATTATTGACTTAAATCCAGAGACTTGGCATACCGTGTTCTCTCGATTTTGTAATGAAGATAGAGAAGAAATTGGTGATATAGATATAGATTGTGTAGAGTCAGATAGACCTGCAATATTCAAATACATCATAGAGCGATTCGGAATTAATAAGACGGCTCGAGTTCCTTCGTATGGTACATTACAGGACAAGGGTGTCATAGATGGTGTCGGTAGATATTTGGCGAAAAAATGGAATGACGAGCATCCAAATGATGCTGGTAATAATCCGTGGTCATTAAAACGAGTCGCTGAGATAAAAACTGAATATGAGGCCGATGCAGAAAAAACCAAAAAGAAATACCCAGAGATTTTTTATTACTTTGATGGGTTACTCGATGTAAAGGTTTCACAGTCTGTTCACCCAGCAGGAATGGTTATTAGTCCTATAACCCTCGACGATAATTTCGGGGTGTTTGAAAAGGACGGAGAAATGTGCTTAATGCTCGATATGGAAAACATACACGATTATACCGGACTCGCCAAATATGACTTTTTAATTTTAAAAACAGTCCAAGTAATCAGGGATACATGCACATATTTGAATATACCATATCCTAAAACACATGAAATTGACTGGAACGATAAAGATGTATGGGATGATATGATTAAGAATCCTACAGGTATATTCCAATTTGAAGGTAAATTTGCCTACGAAAGCTTAAAGAAGTTTGCTCCTAAGAATATCTTTGATATGTCTCTCGTAACAGCAAGTATTAGGCCTTCAGGAGCATCGTATCGAGACGATTTACTTTCGCATAAAATACATAAAAATCCTTCGGAGCTGATAGATAACCTACTCAAAAGAAATAATGGTTTCCTCGTATACCAAGAGGACATCATTGCCTTTCTTCAACAGATATGCGGTTTATCTGGCAGCGAAGCCGATAATATAAGGCGTGCTATTGCTAGAAAGCAGAAGGATCGACTTGATGCAGCAATGCCATCTATACTGGAGGGCTATTGTCAAAAATCTAACCAGCCGCGAGAAATCGCGGAAGAAGAAGCAAAGGAATTCCTTCGGATTATAGAGGATGCATCATCATACATGTTTGGTATGAACCATTCCATAGCATACTGTCTACTCGGATATTTATGCGCTTATTACAGATATTACCATCCGCTCGAATTCTTAACTGCATTTTTGAATAATGCGGCCAATGAGGATGATATAAAAAGCGGGACAGCATACGCCCACAAGATTGGAATTAATATAACAATGCCTAAGTGGGGTGTATCGAAAGGAGAGTACTTCTTCGATGCGAGTAAAAATATCATTGCAAAAGGGGTATCTTCCATTAAATACATGAATGCTTCAGTAGCAGACGAACTCTATGAGCTTGCTCATACACACAATTATAATTATTTCATGGATGCCCTTACAGATATGGATAAAACTACGACTCTAAAAACAAATCAAGTGGAAATTCTTATAAGGATAGACTTTTTCTCAGAATTTGGAAATCAGAGAGAATTACTTATGATAAAGGATTTGTTTTACGGAATGTTCAAAAAGGGGCAAGCCAAACAGATAAAGAAAGAGTTAGTAGATGGAACAGATTTAGAGATAACCGTTCAAGCATATGCGGTAGGAATCACTAAGTCCGGCGGAATTGCTAAGAATTATACACTTTTAGATGTATCTTCGATTATGAGAGGCGCTGAAGATATGATTAAAAAGTCTGATATAAATGATTTTAGCGACATCGAGAAAGTAAAATATTTCGCAAAGGTTATGGGATATATCGGATATACAACTGGTAAAGAAGAAGACCGAAGAAAACTGTATGTCATGGATGTCTTTCCTGTTGTCCGGAGAAAAGATAACAAGCAATTTGGGTATTCGATTTTGACAAAATCAATTGGCAGTGGTGTCGAGAGCCGATTTACTGTAATGAACTCTATCTATAATAAGGAACCTATTCATAAAGAGGATATTATTTATTGTAGAACATGGGCTATAGACGGTAAATATTTTAGATTGACCGGATATAGCAAGATATAGGAAGGAGGTGAGCTGTGATGAACGACGCAATATATCAACCCATACCAATAAAAAAGTTTCAAAAGACTTATACTGCAGTTCCATTTAATGCGTATAGCCTAAGCCATATGCTAATTCATTGCTCTCAATCACGCGATTATGTGGGCTGTATCATAATGAAATCATTTAAGGACAGACGGGAGCTCCGAGATGCTATTACCGATGAATCAAGCATTAATATGTCTGTCGAAGAATATGTGCTTTCCAATTACGACGTTTTAACGTTAGAGAATGGCGGAAAGATTATTATCTCTCAAATTCGAGACGACTATACATGTTTAGTTAATGAAGGGTGTCGTGAGTACATGATTGATGTAAATCAAAGGTGCTTCTCATTAGAGTCAAATAAAATACGAGAAGCTATTGAGAGGAAAGCGCAAGAGATTATAAATAGTGAAGAAAAGGATACACAGGAAATCACGCATTTTCTTTCACAATTTAAGGTAAAAAGTGCAGATTCAACCTAATAATTGTATATAAAACCGCACTTTTATATATAGTGAAAGGAGGCGATAAAATGAAGATTGTCTGTAATAAATGCGGGAAAATATTTGATATATTTGATAAGCAGGAGAACTTCTCGATATCCACCGTATGTGGATACGGTACGAAGTTCGATGGCTCCACGATAAATTTACATCTGTGTTGTGATTGCATGGAAGAGCTGATAGATGGCTGTAAAGTGTCACCAGTGGAGTCAGAAGAAGATACATAGTAATTATAACCACCGAAAGGAGTGAGTTACATTTGCGTAAAAGAATTATTGCGCTAACAGCGATAATATCGTTTGGAGCATTTCTGGCAATAGTTCCAGAACAAATACATAACGATTCCCCGAAAGAAACAATAAAGCAGGAATGTACAGTAGTGATACCGGATACATATAAAGTAAGTGTAGAACAAAATACGGAAGATATTGTTGGTCAATCATACGATACCGAAACGGCAGAACCATTAGATGAGCAGCCGCCTGAAGCTATTGCAGAACCATCTGAAGCTATTGCAGAGCCAACTCCGCAGCCAAGAGTAACATATTATACAGAGCAGGATGCTATTGACATTGCTAAAACACTATGGAGAGAGTGTGGCGGAGTTAAAAGTAAGACTGAGCAGGCTTGCGTTGCATGGACAATTGTAAACAGAGCAGATGTCTATGGCTGTACAATATCTGAAGTAGTGAGAGCAAAAGGACAGTATGCATTCAAAGAAAATACAAAAGTATATGATTCAATGCTTGAATTAGCGAATGATGTACTTGAAAGATGGAATCTTGAGAAGAATGGTCAGGCAGAAGTCGGTAGGGTACTGCCAAAAGAGTATATCTATTTTGCAGGTAGAAATGGCCATAACTACTTTAGAAATAAATTTTCCGGTGATTTTACTTACTGGGATTACTCCCTGCCTAGTCCATATGATAATTAACTATGCAATATCAAGCTAAATAAATATAGAAATGTAAGAAAGGATTTTATGGAAGTAACAATTTTAAAGCATCCGACCGACGAGGACTGGATACTATGTAAAACTTGTACGTTGGTGACAGTTAATAAACATTCAGTGAAGCCACCAACCGATGAATGGAAGGTAAAGCTATTAAAGGCAACCCATTCTCCAATAAGAACTTTAACATTCTGTTTTTTACTGACCGACATCCCGTCTTGGGTATCCGTTCATCTTGTAAGGCATGTACATGCAACGCCGTTTGTGCAAACACAAAGGAACGACCGTCAGGATAAATATGATAGAGGCGCCGCTAGGCAAGACCAACCAGTAAGTATGTGTTGGTATATGAACGCGGAAGAACTTATAACAATAGCTCATAAAAGACTGTGTATGAAAGCTTCACCCGAAACAAGACAGTTAGTCAAGATGATATGTGAAGCTGTTATAGCGGTAAATCCTGAGTTTAAAGAACTGCTCGTACCGAACTGTGTATATCGAGGAGGACTGTGTGACGAGTTCGATAAATGCCCTACACCACCATATAAAATAACAGATGAAAAGTCGAATTCATAATAGGAAAAAGATGAAACAGCTTATAGATTTTGAGGGCTGTGCGTTGGATAAGCATATCTATCCAACAGATATAGACGCTATGATTGAGTACAAAGATTCGAAGTATCTACTCTTTGAGGTAAAATACGAAGATTCTGTTGTACCAGTCGGTCAGCGTCTGGCGTTGCAAAGAATGGTCGATGATTTCACAAAAACAGGAAAGCAGGCGATTGTTATAATTTGTACTCACCATATAAGTAATCCCAATGAGCCTATAATCATGGCGAATTGTAGGGTACGGGAAGTATATTACGGCGAGGAACAGAAATGGCGTAGCCCAGACAAAGAGTTGACAGTCGCAGAAGCGATAGATAGTTTTCAGAAGTATTCAGACATTCAAATAAATCATAGCAAGGAGGTACAAAATGAACGAGCCAAAAAAAATATCATCACAGTTAGATGACTCCGGGGAAAGAATATCATATGGAGACGGCAAAGCGATCCGAGAGCCGTCCGTAGGCAAAGGAAGATACGACTTGATATCGCCTTTTGCAATAAGAAGAATGGCATTACATTATGAGCATGGTGCGAGAAAATATGCAGACCGCAATTGGGAGAAAGGGATGCCTTTTTCAAGATACATAGATTCTGCAAAACGTCATTTAGATAAATATATTATGGGTATGACAGACGAAGACCATTTAGCAGCCGCTGCATGGAATATTTTCGCAATTATGCATCATCAGGAGCTCGGCCAAACAGAGCTAGACGATATGCCTCATTATAATTGCACATACAAACATGAATAGGAGGCAATATGATATCTAATGAAAATCAGTGTTTAGAGTGCGCACATAGGCCAGTATGTTATTTAGCCGATGCGACTACTGATGCGAAAGAAAACGTATTCAAAGCAGTCAAAGAATCCGAGCTAGATAATCTGATTATTGAAATAAGGTGCAAACATTATCAACCAGCTAAATGTAATGCGAGAAGTAAGGAGGTTAAATGGGCTAATGAGCAATGAGTATCTTGGATTTAAGGAAGTGGTTTTAGAAGACGAAGATGCGAATAGCTTCTTCTCTTCTGAAAACAAAGAAACATACGACTGCTTAGAGAATGAATACGTTGTGGCAAAGGACTTTAATGATACAATTATCGGTTTAAAGAAATATAATGGCAAAGATATGGTTGAGGTGCCATACAAAGTCATTTGTTCTAGGTTCGCAGATAAAGTAAAACCACGCAATATTCAACAGCAGTTGGCTATTGATATGCTATATGACAAGAAAAGCACTATTAAGGTAATAACTGGTAAGTTTGGAACAGGAAAAGATTTCTTAATGAGTTCCGCAGCTATAGACCTTATAGAGAAAGGAATTTACGATAAGATTGTTTACGTCAGAAACAATATAGAGGTTAAAGATTCCAAGCCAATAGGGTATTTACCCGGTTCCCACGATGAGAAGCTATTACCGTTTGCAATGCCGCTTGCCGACCATTTAGGCGGTATAGATGGACTAGAACTTATGGTAGATAAAGGCAGAGTAGAAATAGTACATCTTGGTTTTATTCGAGGCCGTGACATTAAAAACTCTATTATCATGTGTTCCAACAAAAATTTTTAACGCTATTAATAAAGCGGTAAAAGAGGTAACTCATGGCGAGGGAGATGAATCACTCGCAACAAAGATTACCACAAGACTAGAATCCAGATATAGGAAGAGGAACAGAGCTATTTCTGTAGAGGAGATTCAGGACGATATCGAAACAGAGCTTATGAAAGAGCAGGCCTTTGATATTGCTAAAGCGTACATAACATATAGGTACGAACATGCACTATTACGAAATAGTAACAGCCTCGATGGCAAAATAATGACTATTGTGAATGGTGTTAACGAAGAAATCATACAAGAAAATTCAAACAAAAACCCAACAATTAATTCGACACAGCGAGATTATATTGCGGGAGAGGTGAGTAGAGATTTAACACGAAAGCTCTTACTACCGGACGATATAAGACAAGCCCACGATGATGGCATAATCCATTTTCATGATTCTGACTATTTCGTACAGCACGAGCACAATTGCTGTTTAGTCAATCTTGAAGATATGTTGCAGAACGGTACAGTTATCTCCGGCACACTTATCGAAAAACCTCACTCGTTCGCGACAGCTTGTAATATCGCAACTCAGGCGATAGCACAGATAGCTTCAAATCAGTATGGGGGACAGAGTATCTCGCTCACTCATCTCGCTCCATTTGTTGATATCAGTAGACAGCGAATCAAAAAGCAGGTGGAGGAAGAAATTAAATCCTGCGGAGGAGATATTAATAAGGTCGATGAGATTGTGCAAGGTAGACTTAAAGAAGAGATTAATCGCGGGGTACAGATGATTCAGTACCAAGTATTAACCCTTATGACAACTAACGGTCAAACCCCTTTCATTACAGTCTTTATGTATCTTAATGAAGCTAAAGACCAGCAGACGAAAGATGACCTTGCAATGATCATCGAAGAGACTGTAAGACAAAGATATCAAGGAGTTAAAAATGAGAAAGGGGTATGGATTACTCCAGCGTTTCCTAAACTCATCTATGTATTAGAAGAGGACAATATAACAGAGGATAGCAAGTACTGGTATCTAACAAAATTATGTGCCCAATGCTCTATTAAGCGACTTGTTCCGGATTATATTTCTGAGAAAGTAATGCTTGAGAGCAAGATAGACAGTAACGGCGAAGGCCACTGCTTCCCTTGTATGGGTTGCCGTTCATTCCTTACACCATATATAGATGAAAATGGCAATCCAAAATACTACGGCCGCTTCAATCAGGGCGTTGTCACAATCAATTTGCCCGATGTAGGTCTTTCAACTGTTAAAGAAATGGAAAGAATTACCTACGTCGATGATGAGCAGTATCAGAAAAGGAAAGAAGAAATCTTCTGGAGAATATTTGATGAACGATTAGAATTATGCCACAGAGCACTTAGATTAAGACATGAGAGATTACTTGGCACATTATCGGATGCTTCTCCTATTCATTGGCAGTACGGAGGCTTAGCAAGACTCAAGAAAGGCGAAACAATAGATAAACTGTTATACGGCGGTTACTCCACATTATCTCTTGGGTATGCAGGTCTTAGTGAATGCGTCAAAGCAATGACGGGCAAAAGCCATACTAATCCTGAGGCTGAACCATTTGCATTACAGATTATGCAGCACATGAATGATAAATGCGAAGAATGGAAAAAAGCAGAGGATATAGCTTATTCCTTATATGGAACTCCAATTGAGTCTACAACATATAAATTTGCGAAGTGTCTACAGAGACGTTTTGGAGTAATAGAGGGCATTACCGATAAAAAGTATATAACAAACTCATATCATGTACACGTAACAGAAAAGATTAATGCTTTTGACAAACTCGCATTTGAATCGAAATTCCAAAGGCTAAGTCCCGGAGGAGCCATTTCGTATATAGAGACAGCAAATCTTTCTGATAATGTAGACGCTGCATTAGCTGTGATTAAATTTATATATGATAATATCATGTATGCAGAGCTTAACACAAAATCTGATTATTGTCAGGTGTGTGGATACGATGGTGAAATCCAAATTGTAGAGAATGATGATGGAAAGTTAATTTGGAAATGCCCTAAGTGTGGGAACACTGATAGAAACAAAATGAATATAGCCAGAAGAACATGTGGTTATATTGGAGTTAATGACTTCAATCAAGGTCGTACACAGGAGATAAAAGAACGATATGTTCATCTCGGTGGGGACTGATAAAAATGGGCGGTAGACTTACTACCGCCTTATAAATAAAGGAGAAATGAATGAAATTTTTTCTAAGCAAAAAGAAACTAATATTACAATTTGCTCAAGAGCTTGCGTTTTTACAGATAAGAGCTGACTGGTGGCATTACATATCTACAGAACCTACACATTTAGATTCGTTAGCAAATAGACTAGACCAAATTTCGGAACTTAGATTTCTATGTCAAGAACTGAATATTTTATCAGAGGTATACGAAGAGGCTTATAAGATATATGATTTTAGAAACAGTGGCAAGTCTTATTTCAGCTGCGATAAAGAGCTTGTAATCAAGCTAAACAAGGAATTTTGCAAACCTATTATGGACAAAAGATACAATAAACCGGAAGGAGAAAATAATGAATATTAAGATTAAAAGATTATCCGAGGAAGCGACTATACCAACAAAAGGAAGTGAATACTCAGCGGGGTACGACCTGTATGCGAATATTGAAAAGCCTGTAAGTATAAAGCCCCATGAGACAGTCAAAATCGGGACAGGATGGGCGATAGAAATACCTGATGGCTATTTCGGAGCTATTTTCGCTCGTAGCGGATTAGCAACAAAAGAGGGTCTACGTCCAGCTAACTGTACCGGTGTTTGTGACTCTGACTATAGAGGCGAATATATAGTGGCAATACATAATGATAGTGATGTTGTAAGAGAAATCACTCCGCATGAAAGAATTGCACAGCTTGTTGTTATTCCATATTTATATGTTGATTTTAAAGAGACCGATGAATTAAGTGATACCTCAAGAGGAGAGGGAGGATTCGGAAGCACTGGCAAGTAATAATTATTAGGGCGGGGATAACTCGCCCTTTATATAATGAGGTGAAATATGGATAAAGCATTAATGAATTTAAAAGAAGTCTGTGAATATACCGGTTGGGGAGAAACTAAAGTGCGCGAAATATTAAAGCGTCCTACAAGTACTTTTACTATAATATTGGGTAATAGACTTTATGTAAATAAGAAATTATTTGAAGATTATTTGAACAGATGCGCAAAATACCATATCCCAATTTAAACTTTACAGTTGTAATTTTGCGTAAACTGTAGTAATGTATGTGTGTAAGTTGGTACTGTAGTCAATATGAAAGGAAATATTGATTATGGGAAAAGACTTAAATGGAAAAGAGCTTGGCAAAGGATTCAGCCAAAGAAAGGACGGTCGATACGAAGCTCGTGCCACGATACGTGGAATAAAAATAGATATGTACAACTTAAATCTCTCAGCATTAAAGAAAGAATTTGCAGAGAGAAAGGCCGTTGCCCTAAGAGGAGATATCGTTACAGCTCCCAACGTAACTTTATCAGAATGGTATCAAGAGTGGTTCGCAAGGAGTAAATCTCCACAATTAAAATCAGAAGTAAGTAGAGAAACTTACAATAGAAAAGCGACTAATACTTACTGTAAATTACTCGGAGATAAACCAATAGACTTAATATCACAGATTGATATCCAAACAGCAACGTCCGAACTAGAAACACAAGGGTATACAGAACGTTCTATTAAAGAAGCGCTTGGCATAATCAGAGAATGTATGGATATTGCCGTAGTAAATCACTTAATTAGAGCTAACCCTTGCGTAAGCATCAAAATTCAAAACGCAAATGCGTGTAAGGAACGCAGAGTGATGACTCAAGCAGAACAAGATATATTTCTTAATGAGGTCAAAAACGAGTACTACTACGAAGCGTACAAGATATTATTATTGACAGGTATGCGAATAGGTGAGTTTTCAGGACTACAATGGGGAGATATTGATTTCGAGAATAAAGTCATTAACATTAGACGTTCTATGCAAACAGCTTATATTAAAGGAAAAAAGGTTGAAGAACTAACAACTCCTAAAACAGCTAATTCATATCGAGCAATCCCTTTCTTCGGGGAAACTGAACAATGCCTACGAGATTGGAAGAAAAAGCAGGACATTTATAAGAAAAAGCTAGGTAATAGATGGAGAGCAAATCCGGCTCATGGTGATTTAGTATTTACTAGTACAATGGGTTCTCCGGTTACTCGCTATGTGATTATACACGACATTAGGAAGGTTGTAAGAAACATCAATCTCAAAGAGGAGTACCTCGCTAAGATGGAAGGGAGACCTCCGGTAATATTCGAGCATTTACACCCTCACGCATTTAGACACACTTTTGCAACTCGTTGTTTCGAAAAGAAACTAGACCCATTATTCGTTCAGAACATTATGGGACACGCTAACTATGCAACTACGGTATCATATACACACGTATTAGATGATGTTAGACAGAAGGTTATTTCTCAAGTTGGAGATTTTTTAACGCCATAGACTTGCGTAAAATCAAATTTGCGTATAAAATATGTAATGTTGTACTCAAAATTTTAAAATTAGCTTGCGTAAAACTTGCGTACACAGATTGATATGCGGCTCTACAGCGTTGATAATCAATAACGTTCGTTAAGACTTCACAAAACAGATGGCTGGAGTCTAAACTGTATCTTTATACTGATTAAACGAATGCTGTTCCGCAAAAGTTTAACTTTTAAACTTTTGCGGAATTTTTTTATCTTTACAAGATATAAAAATATGGTAAAATAGTAAGAGGAAACAAAACCAATCATAACGGGGGACGCATATGGACTCAAAGGATAATGAATTAGCCAGACAGCAGCAGGAGCGTCGCAAACGTGTGAGCCGGATTAAGACAGGTATTATTATGACTATAGCAATATGGATAGCAATATCTATACTTGCCATAGTTGTACTGGGTATCATGGTTGTCAAACTGAATTCGAGAATATACAAGCTTGAGCTTCAGTTAAATACAGCTATATCAAGCACAGTTACCGGTACTGAGTCTGATGATGGTGACATCGCTTCTGATGAAGAAAGCTCTGGCGCAAAAACTCAGGCTGTCGTGAAACAGCTTGAGTCAAAAGACAATGTGTATCATGATGGGGATACAAGAAAGGTATATCTTACCTTTGATTGTATTCCCGGTGATAACACCGGTGCCATTTTAGATGCCCTTGCCAACTGTGGTGTCAAGGCTACCTTCTTTGTCACAGCAGATACCTCCGGTAAATATGATGATGTTTATAAGCGCATAGTGCAGGACGGACACACTATTGCGATGGCTTCCTACAGTAATTCATACAGTAAAATTTATGAATCAACAGAGGCATTTACCGATGACCTGACACAGATTTCCGATTATATCACCAATCTGACTGGAATAGCACCGGATATTTATCGTTTTCCCGGTGGCAGCATGAACCAGATTAGTAATGTAGACATGGTTGAGCTTGTAAAGATACTCAATTCAAAGCATATCACATACTTTGACTGGAATGTCAATTCTGGTGATACGGCCGACAATTGCAGTGTCGATGATATTGTCAATAATGTCACCTCAGGTATTGCCAAATATGACAATTCAGTTGTGTTATTACATGATGATTCAAACAGATCAACCACGGCAGAGGCTATTGAGCCGCTTGTTGAAAGCATAAAAGCGCAGGGTGCCGAAATATTGCCGATTGATAATAATACATATAAAGTTCAATATATCAAATCAGATACTGTTGGATAAGATAATAAATGGAGGAAATATTCATGGGATTATTCAAAGAATTTAAGGATGATTTTTCTCAGGCTGTAAACGAGCTTGTACCCGGAGATGTACCTGAGAAAGAAGTAGAGCCAAAGGCTCAGACAGCTGACAATCTTGTAGTTGATACTATAGGAGAGAATGTTGACGTTGCATCAGAGCTTTCAAAGCTCGACGGATTACTTGAGCATGTCGAGGAGCAGCCACAGGAGACAACTGTACCAAGACCAACTCCAAGTGAAAATTTTGCAGAGCATACAATCAATACACAAAAAGAGGAGCAGATACCACAAATGAATGATATACCACAGCCAGTAAATACACAGCCAGTAAACAATAACGTTTTATCAGGAGATGTACAGGACGAAACATCAGTCATCACAGCAAGTACTGTACTCACAGGAGATTTACAGTCATCAGGATCATTTGATATTCAGGGAACCATCAACGGAAATGTAATGTGTAACGGCAAGATTGTTGTTACAGGAACAGTCAACGGCAACACAAATTCATCAGAGTTTTTCGCTGATGTAGCTAAGGTTGAGGGTGAAATTGTTTCAACAGGAACTGTAAAGATAGGTGCAGGATCTGTTATCATCGGCAATATCTCAGCATCTTCAGCAGTTATCGCAGGAGCTGTAAAGGGCGATATAGATGTTCAGGGACCTGTTGTAGTAGATACTTCTGCAGTTATCATGGGTAATATCAAGTCACGTTCAGTACAGATTAACAATGGTGCCGTTATCGAGGGCTTCTGTTCTCAGACATACGCTGATATCGATGTTCAGGGACTTTTCGAGGGTAAATAAATATGAGTAGAATATTACTAAAATTAAGTGGTGAAGCACTTGCAGGTGATAAGCACCACGGCTTTGATGAGGCTACAGTCATTGAGGTTGCAAAACAGGTTAAACAGATTGTTGATAATGGTACACAGGTAGGTATTGTTATCGGTGGTGGAAACTTCTGGAGAGGCAGAACGAGTGAGACCATCGACCGCACAAAGGCTGACCAGATTGGTATGCTTGCAACAGTTATGAACTGCATTTATGTATCTGAGATTTTCAGATATGTCGGAATGAAGACGGCTGTTCTTACTCCGTTTGAGTGCGGCAACATGACAAAGCTTTTCTCTAAGGACAGAGCAAACAAGTATTTCGCACATGATATGGTAGTTTTCTTTGCCGGTGGTACAGGCCATCCTTATTTCTCAACAGATACAGCCACAGTGCTTCGTGCAATTGAGATTGAGGCAGATGGTATTTACCTTGCCAAAGCAATTGACGGAGTATATGACAGTGATCCAAAGACCAATCCTGCTGCAAAGAAGTATGATGAGCTTTCAATCGAAGAGGTTGTTGAGAAGAAGCTCGCAGTAGTTGACCTCACAGCGTC